TGCTCAGTCAATCACCGCAGCCGCAACTTCAGTCGGGGGCTTCAAAGCAACCCCTCGCATTGAATTAACAGCGGTCAAGTACCTAGAAAACAAAATCAAAGCTTCAATGGGTGACGAGAACCCATTTATGGCTCACCAACCCCTAGAATTCACACGCCGCTGAACGATCTGCCTTCCCGCGGGCTTGAACTGGTCGATTTGGCGTCAAGTCTGAAGATTGAACTCATGCCGTGGCAAAAATTCTTCTTGGAACACGCTCACAAGGTCAAACCCGACGGGCGCTGGGCGACCCCCGTGGCCGTGTGTACGGTAGCTCGGCAGAATGGCAAAAGCTTTCTAATGCAGCTCAGAATTCTCGGCGGTCTTTTCCTATGGAATGAAAGCTTGCAAATCGGCTCAGCTCACCGCCTTTCGACGTCGCTGGAGCAATTTCGGCAGCTTGTTTCGGTAATCGAAGGCCAAGACCATTTGGCCAAGCGAGTCAAGCGAATTCGTTGGACTCATGGCAGCGAAGAGATTGAAACGGTTCACGGAACGCGCTTCATTGTTAAAGCTGGCGGCTCAGCCGCCCGCGGCGTTTCCAAGCCTGAGACTATTCACCTTGACGAGCTTCGCGAGATGAACGACCTTGAAAGTTTTGCTTCGCTCAGGTACACGCTCATGGCTGCCAAAAATCCTCAAATCATCAGCTACACAAATGCAGGCGACGCGACTTCGGTGGTGCTGAATAGTTTTAGGGATAGGGCGCTCGCTTCGATCGCTGGCGGAGCTGACGACATTGGGTACTTTGAATGGAGCGCACCGACCGACGACGTACAAGACCAAAAGAATTGGCTGGCCGCAAATCCTGCCATTGGCCACACGATCAACATTGACAACATCAAGGCCGTGCTTAACGACCCTCACGACGTTGTTATGACCGAAGTCTTGTGCCGTTGGGTTCAGTCAATTTCAAGTTGCGTCGGGTCTAATGAGTGGGCAGCTTGTGCCGACGATAAATTTGACCTTGACCCTGAGAAGCTGACTTGGCTTGGCCTCGACTTGTCGCCAGATCGAAAATTCGGGGCGCTTGTTGGCGCTCAAAAACTGGGAGACGAGACCTTTGGCGTAAAGCTGCTTCACACTTGGAGCAACGAAATACAGTTGGACGATAAGGCGATCGCAAATGACCTCGCGCCTTACGCTCGAAAGTATCCGCTGGAATATCTTCTTTACAGCCGAAGAACTTCTGGCGCGGTTGCCTCTCGACTTGTTCCTGCTGGAATTCCAATCTTCGACATGGACTCGGCTTACCCACAAGCTTGCGACGAAATGCTGGGAGCGATCAACTCTGGGCGCTTGCGTCATAAACCGAACAAGGAGCTGACGGCTCAAATGCTTTCGGCCGTGCAGCTGCGTCGTGGAGACGGGGGCTGGGTTATCGGAAGAAGAGCTTCACAGTCGGCCGTTTGCGCTGCCGTGGCCGTTGCACTTTGCACGCACTTTGCGACACGCCCAGAGTCAGACCTTGACATCATGGTGGGATAGTTGTATCGCGCGCCATAAAATTGGCGCATGGGAATTCGAAGCGTACTTTTTCCGAAGGTGGAAGCGGCTCAACGGCCTCTTGACGTTGAAGCTTCGCTTGCGCCTTATTACTCAGAAACTTCGCCTTTCTTCTTTGCTGGATTAACTTCCGCGACACGTGGGGAAGCGATCAGCGTGCCAGCGGTCGCGCGCTCCGTCGGAATTCTTCAGACTATTGCTTCGTTGCCCATGCACGTGCGCAACGTAGCAACTGGCGAGAAGGTTCAAGCGCCACGGGTTATCAACCAACCTGACCCGCGTATCGCTGGAAGTGTTTTCTGGTCTTGGATAATTTCAGACCTTGTTATGCACCCGTCAGCTTATGCGCTTGTCATGGAACGCTACGCAGACACGGGAAGAATTCGCGCAATGGAACGCGTCGCACCTGAACGCGTGACCGTACAAATTGACGCGCTCGGTTATGAAATCACGGCTTACCAAGTTGACGGTTCTTACGTCGACCCAAACAATTTGGTTGTGTTCGCTGGCGACGGTGAAGGATTACTTCAACGAGCAGGCCGAACAATTAAAGCAGCCGTCGCACTCGAACGATCAGCAATGAACTTCGCGAACGAACCAATTCCGCAAATGGTTTTGAAATCAAATGGAACTTCGCTCCCAGCTGATCGCGTTGCAAAACTTCTTTCTTCATGGCGTACAGCTCGCGCAAATAAATCGACCGCGTTTCTAAATGCTGACGTAACACTTGAAACTCTTGGCTACGACCCAAAATCCATTCAGCTAAATGAGGCCAGAAATTATGTAGCTTTGGAACTCGCCAGAGCGTGCGGATTGCCTGCTTATTTCGTTGATGCACAACAATCGACATTCACTTATTCAAACGCCTTAGACAAAAGGCGCGATCTCGTCGATTTTGCTTTCAGAAATTACATGTCACAGATTGAACAGCGCATGAGCTTTGCTGATTTCGTGCCAGCTGGACAAGAAGTGAAGTTTGATCTTGACGACTTCTTGCGTGGCAATCCTTACGAGCGCGCGCAAGTCTATGAAATTCTAAATCGTATCGGCGCAATGTCGGTCGAAGAGATACGCGAAGAAGAGGATATGTTGTTATGAAAAAAGTGATTACACCAATGACAATCACCGCGGCCGACTCAAACGAACGCACGATCAGCGGTCGAATTGTTGCGTTTGAAGAAACTGGCAACGCTTCGATTGGCAAAGTTCAATTTGCAAAAGGTTCGATTGAAGCTGCGCCGGTCTTGCTTAATCTCGAACACGATCGTTCACGACGTATCGGAAAAACTTTAAGCATGGAACAAACTGACAACGAAATCGTTGCGACTTTTAAAATTGCACAAACAACCGCTGGCAATGACGCACTTGTCGAAGCTGCCGAAGGATTGCGCGACGGTTTCAGCGTTGAAGTTTCATTTGACGAATACGAAACACTTAAAGACGGAACGGTGCGAATTTTGAAAGGCGAACTCACAGCCGTCGCTTTGACTTCCGAACCTGCAATCCGTAGCGCACGCGTGAGCGAAGTTGCTGCAACCGAAGACGAACTTTCTGAGTCTGCACCCGTAGACACAGAAGAAACACCTCAACCAACAGAAGGAGACGAAGTGGAAGACACCGTCAAGGACGCTTCAACCGCAGAGACGGTCGAAGCTGCTCAGTCAATCACCGCAGCCGCAACTTCAGTCGGGGGCTTCAAAGCAACCCCTCGCATTGAATTAACAGCGGTCAAGTACCTAGAAAACAAAATCAAAGCTTCAATGGGTGACGAGAACGCTCGTCAGTACGTTTTAGCTGCCGACAACACAACCGACAACGCTGGACTTGTTCCAACTCGTCAGCTTTCCGAAGTTATCAACGGCCTCGGAACAACAATCCGCCCAAGCATTGACGCGATCTCTCGCGGTGCATTGCCTGACGCGGGAATGACTTTCGAAATTCCAAAGATCACAGCAATGCCAACCGTTGCCGTCACAGCGGAAGACGCAGCATTTTCAGAGACAGACCAAAACAGCGCGTTTCTGAGCGTGGACGTCAAGAAGTTTGCTGGCCAGCAAAAATTTAGCGTGGAGCTTTTGACAAGGACTAGCCCTTTGTTCTACGACGAGCTTTTGCGCAATATGGTTTCAGCAATGGCTAAGGCTCAGGACACTTACGTCAACGGAATTCTTGTAGCAGGCGCAACAGCCGACGCGACAACCGTTGCAACATATCCAACAGCTGCGGAACTTCTTGGTTTCGTTGCTCGCGGTGCAGCTTCCGTCTACGGCGCAACCGCTGGACTTGCAAACCCATTCGCTCGTAACATTCTTATGAATACTAGCCAATGGTCAAACGCAATGTCACTAAATGACGCAGGCCGCCCAATTTACAACGCTTCTCAGCCTTCAAATGCTGGCGGCGTTGTGACACCTACATCACTTCGCGGCTCAATCGCGGGTCTTGATCTTTACGTCACAGCTAACACAGCGGCGACCACAGACATTGACGACTCAATCATGGTGATCAACCCTGACGCATACACATGGTACGAAGGAACTTCATACCAGCTGCGCGCAGAGTCAACAGCTGACGGTTCAATTACAGTCGGCGTTTATTCGTTTGGTGCTTGTGCGACAAAGATCGCAGGCGGCGCTTTCGGAGTAAATAAGGCTTAATCGCCAACCTAATCATGGCCTGAGTTCGCTCCCGAATTCAGGCCAGTCGAACGAAAGGAAAACTCATGCCTAGCATTGTTACAGCTGCACAGCTTCGCGCGGTGCTAGGCGTGAGTTCTTCCCTATATAACGACGCTTATTTGAATGAGATCATAAATACAAGTGAAGCGGTTATTTTGCCAATGCTTGTCGCTAACACATCAGCAATCAACGCTTACAAGCTTGACACAAACGTCGCTTCTTATTACACAAACCGCGAACACCATTTCGTTGCAGGTCAATCGGTAATCGTGACGGGTTTGCCAGCGCCATTCAGCGCCACCGTCACAGTCGTCACAGCTGGGGCGTACTACTTCACCGCTGCAATAACAAACGCGAATGTAACCCTTCGCGACATAATTCCAAACGGCACGGCTACCCTTTCAGGCTATTCAGCCGCCGAAATTTACGCAGGAAACGACGCAATAGAGTCGGCTATCCTTGCGGTCTCAGTAGAAGTTTTTCAGTCTCGCGTTGCAGCTGGCGGTCAGATCGAAGGCGTGGACTTCGCCTCGACGCCTTACCGAATGGGTCGAAGCTTGACCAATCGTGTGTCAACTTTGCTTACGCCTTTCCTTGACATGGAAACGGTTGTCCAATAATGCCAGCCTCAACTATTGCCGACACTCGCGCAACTTTGGCCACGGCCTTCAACTCACTAGCTGCGACAAGCTACGGGTTCGTTCCTGAGTCACCAATTCCGCCAGCGATTGTCGTTGTACCTTCAACGCCTTACATGGAAATAGTTTTGATTAACGACGCAACGACAAAGGTCAAGCTTAATTTTGCAATCACGGCAATCGTTGCCTACAACTCAAACCCTGCTTCGCTTGATAACTTGGAGCAGCTAATTATCGGAATTCTCGCGGCAATGCCTGCGGGATACATTGTCGGCAACGTAGAAAAGCCAACGCCTCTCGAAGTGGGAGCGTCGACCATGCTTTGCGCGGACATAAACGTCTCAACGTACTACACCCAAACAAACTAACAACAAGGAGATAACGTGCCTACAACGATCATCACGGGTCGCGATTTAGTGTTGACGATCGCAACCGTTAACTACGACGCGCAAGCGACCAGCGCAATTCTTGCGAACTCACCAACAATCGAGGTTTACCAAACCCTCGACGGAAAAGCTTACAAACACTTAGATGACCAATGGACTTTTGACGTCGAAATGCTTGCAGACTGGGGCGCAACAGGTTCACTCTGCGAAGCTCTTTGGTCAGCTTGCGAGAGTGCGCCAAACACAGTTTTGGCCACATCATTGACAGCGGTCACAGGTGCGGTCTTTACGTTTAACGTAATGCCAGTCTTCCCAGCGGTCGGCGGCGCAGCTCCCGACGCTCAAACAGTCTCACTCAGCTTCACCGTAGTGGGAACACCAACCGAAACATTCAGCTAAACCAAACAAGTCGGGAGCAAAAATGAAACTACCAATTACGATCGAATTCAACTCAGGCGACGCGGTCACCTACGTGGCTGCGCCACCTGAGTGGATTAAATGGGAGAAGTCAACGGGCAACATCATCAGTCAAGCGCAAGACAAGATTGGCATTTCCGATCTTGTATTTTTGGCCTATCACGCCATGAAGCGCGAAGCAGCTGGCAAACCCGTCAAACCTTTTGAAGCGTGGTGCGACACCGTCGCAAACGTGACAGTTGGTGAAGAAAACCCAAAAGTTACCCAGTCGGAAGCTTAAATCGAATAGTTTGGGAGCTGCGGTTGACGACGGGTCTCCCAGCTTCCGAATTCGAAACAGCCGAAGACATTCTGACCGCAATCGAGATTTTGGAAAGGCGAGCAAATGACAACTGAAGCAATCGCCTACGACAAATCCGAACTGAACGCGATTAAGCGATCATTTAAAGCAATGGACGAAGAAGCAATCTCTCAGGCCAAAGAAAAGTCTTCGGCGCTCGCTGATTTCGTACAAGGCAAAGTTACGGCTTCAGCTCGTTCAACTCGCTCCATTCCAAAGGTTGCAACCCGTATCGCTGAAGGTTCAAAGGTTTCAAAGTCTTCTCGCGTTGGTGAGATCAGTTACGGCTTCGCAGCTCAAAAGTTTTCAGGCGGTGCGACAACCCGTGACCTTTGGGGCGGTGCAGAATTTGGCTCAAACAAGTTCAAGCAATTCCCAGTTTGGTCAGGCCGTGAAGGTCGCGGCTCTCGCGGTTGGTGGATATACCCAACCCTTCGAAGCGTTCAGCCTGAGATTGTTAAACGCTGGAACGAAAGTTTTGCCGAAATAGTGAAGAGGTTTGACTAATGGCTGGAAGTCGTACCCTAAAGCTCTCCATTCTTGGAGACGTTGACAACCTCAACAAATCCTTAAAAACGGCCACGGCCGACGTTGACACCTTTGGCGACAAGATCACCAAAACTGGCAAAGTCATAGGCGCGGCTTTTGTTGCAGCTGCCGCCGCAGCTGGAGCTTACGCGGTCAAGATTGGCATTGACGGCGTCAAGGCAGCTTTGGACGACGAAAAAGCACAACGCACTCTTGCAAAGACTTTGGAAAACACAACAGGGGCAACCAACGCTCAAATTGCCGCCGTTGAACAATACATCACGCAAACCTCACTTGCCGTCGGCGTTACTGATGATCAACTTCGACCAGCTTTCAGCCGTTTGGTTCGTTCGACAAAAGATACCGAAGAAGCTCAAAAGCTGCTCAACCTTGCGCTGGACATAAGCTCGGCGACGGGGAAGCCGTTGGAAGCGATCGCGAATAGCTTAGGGAAGGCTTACGACGGAAACACGAACGCGCTTGGCAAACTTGGTCTGGGCATAGATCAGTCAATTTTAAAGACTAAAGATTTTAACAAAGTTTATGAGTCACTTCGCGGCTCGTTTGCTGGATTTGCTGAACAAGAAGCAAACACGTTTCAAGGTCGCCTCGATCGTCTCAATGTAGCATTTGACGAAGCCAAAGAAACGATTGGCTTTGCTTTGCTGCCAGTTTTGGAAAAAGTCATTCGCTTCATAAATGACAACGCTTTGCCAATTATTAACGCCTTCGCCAATGCGTTTTCAAATAAAGAAGGCGGCCTGACTAGCTACGTTCAAACGCTTGGCAACATTTTGGTTCAAACCTTTACGCCTATCATCAACGGACTAGTTAAAGCCTTCACTTACGTAAAAGACGCCGTCGGCGATAACCTTGAAACTTTCAAACTTTTTGGCTCGTATATTGCGACCTATCTTGCGCCAGTAATCGGCACGGTTTTAGGTGGAGCTTTGCAAGTCGTTGGCAAGATTGCAGGCGGCGTCATTGACGTCATTGCTGGCGTAATCAAAGTTATCAACGGACTTATTGGCGGGGCGATCGACGGGATAAACGCGCTTATTCGTGCCTACAATGCCGTTCCACTATTGCCAAACATTCCGACAATTTCAAAGCCAACGTTAAGCGCTCCAAGCGGTTCAAGCGGTTCAAGCATTTCGGGCGTTCTTGGCGGCTCAATTCCAAGCGTTCCAAGCGTTACCGTGCCAAGCATGACTGGGGGCGGTTCAAGCTCTGGCGGTGGCGTTGCAGCTGCCGCAGCAAGCGCAGCAAAGGCTTCAGCTTCCGTTGCTACACCGTACAGCTCAGCGTTAAGTCAAAGCGACGCAATTCGACGGGCTGAAATGGCAGCGCCAGTCAACGTCACAATAAATCAAGGAATTGTTGGAGACCCTGAAGGAGCTGCACGCTCAATCGTTGACGTGTTAAACCGTAGCTATGGCCGCGGTGCTTTGGGCGCGGAAGCGTTGTTTATCTAATGACGCAATGGACACCTGAATGGTCTTTGGCAATCAACGGCGTGGATTACACGAACGTGACGCTTTCAAACTTAACCATTTTCAGCGGTCGAACTGACATTTATTCACAGCCTCGCGCTGGATATTGTTCAGTAGATATTCTCAACTTAGACTTGACACCGATCACGATTGACGTCAATGACGGCGTAACAATTCGCGTCAAAAACTCAGCTGGAACTTTCGTCAACCTTTTTGGTGGCGACGTCACGGATATTGAAACGCTAGTGACCTCAACTGGCACAGGTGGGATCAACGAGCTGATAAAGATCACCGCGCTGGGAGCATTGTCTAAACTTCCAAAGACTTTGACCGAAGGCGTACTTTCAAAAGATTTTGACGGTAACCAAATTTACACAATTTTAAGCCAAACCCTTTTTGACACTTGGGCTGAAGTGCCAGCTGCAACGACTTGGGCAACCTACGACGCAACGACCGATTGGACAAACGCTGAAAATTCTGGGCTTGGCGAGATAGATCGGCCTGGGAATTACGAACTCATGGCGCGCACTTCTTCGGAAACTGACATTTATTCACTTGTTTCAGACCTCGCAACTAGCGGGGCGGGTTACTTATACGAAGACAGTCAAGGCCGCATTGGCTACGCCGACAGCACCCACCGCAGCTCTTATCTAAGCGCGAACGGTTACGTTGACCTTTCAGCAAATGACGCTTTGGCAGCTGGTATTCGCCTAATTAAACGCCTCGGTGATATACGAAATACGGTTTCAATTCAATGGCGATCAGGAACAAAGACAGCTTCTTCACCAACTTCCATTCAACAATATGGCTCACAAGCTCAAATCATCACAACGACGCTTCACAACGAAACCGACGCACAAGATCAGGCCGACTTTTATTTGGCCATTCGCGCCTTTCCTGAAGACCAATTCAACGCAATCACCTTCACGCTTGGCAATTCGGAAATTGACAATTCAGACCGCGACGCACTTTTGGGCGTTTTCATGGGCTTGCCGCTAAACATCACGAACCTACCCGCCAACATGATCAACGGAGAATTTCAAGGTTTCGTCGAAGGCTGGTCATGGCGTGCAAGTTACAACCGACTAGATTTGACTCTCAATTTATCTCCAACGGCTTACAGCTTGCAAGCGGTTCGTTGGAATGACGTGAGTGTCACGGAGACATGGAACACCGTGTCGAATACACTTGAATGGTTGAACGCGACTACGGTCGCATAAAGGAGAAGAAATGGCCACAACGACAAACTTCGGCTGGGAGACGCCCGACGACACAGATTTGGTCAAAGACGGCGCGGCGGCAATGCGCACTTTGGGCAATTCAATCGACACTTCATTCGTTGACTTAAAAGGCGGCACAACGGGTCAAGTCTTAGCCAAAGCTTCAGGCACGGATTTAGACTTTTCTTGGGTTGCACAAGACGACTCAAACGCTATTCAAAACGCCATTGTTGACGCAAAAGGTGATCTCATTGCAGCTAGTGCAGCCGATACACCTGCACGTTTAGCGGTTGGAACAAACGGGCAAGTTCTAACAGCTGACTCAACAGCTGGAACGGGATTAGCTTGGACAACTATTTCAAGCGGTGGAATGACTTTACTTTCTACGACTACTCTTTCAGGAAGTAGCACGGTTTCAATCACAGGAATTTCAACAAGTTACACAGATTTGGTCGTGGATTGGTACGGTGTCACAAATGCAAGCAATACAGACGCAAGCATAAATCCAAATGGAAACGCTGGAATTACAGATATTATTCGCGGTGGCGCAACTTTGCAACAACTAAACGATGGTCAATTGCGTATCAATAACAATGTTGCCGGCCCACTATCATCAAGCACCGATAACGCAATTCGCTTGATTATTGCCAATTATGCAGCTACAACAAACGGCGGAAAGCCTTTCGATCTTTACGGCGGATATATTGGCTCCGACTCATCAAAGCAAATTATGCAAGGCAAAGGCCGCATCAAGACGACTTCTGCAATTACTCAGCTTGATTTCGTCGCAGGTTCAAATTGGACAGCGGGAACAGTCAAAATCTACGGGGTCAAATAATGTCAAAACCAATGATCAAAATTCATAACATAGAAACCGACGAAATCATTGAACGCGAGATGACAAACGCTGAAGCGGCAGCTTATGAAGAAGCCAAAACAAAAACAGCGGCACAAGATCAAGCAATCATTGACCAGCGCAACGCAAAAATTGCCATGCTTGAACGTATCGGCTTAACAGCTGAAGAAGCGGCTTCTCTCGGTTTATGAGTTACCCAAACGGAACAGCTGCGCGAATTCTTGAAGTCGCTTTGGCCGAAGTCGGCACGATTGAAGAAGGCGACAATCTGACCAAATATGGCAAATTCACAAAGGCCGACGGCTTGCCGTGGTGCGGTTCTTTCTGCAACTGGGTCTTTGCGCAAGCTGGGGTCAAGGTTCACAGCGTTATTTCAACAGCTATCGGCGCGCATAAATTCAAGGAAACTTCGCGGTGGTACGAACAACCCGCCATTGGCGATCTTGCTTTTATGGACTTTCCACACGACGGCGTTGACCGTATCTCGCACGTGGGAATTGTTGTAGGCATTGAAGGAAACACAATCACGACAATCGAAGGCAACACTTCAGGCAGAGGCGATCAACGCAATGGTGGAATGGTTATGGTCAAGCAGCGCACCGTTGGCAAAGAAGTCGTTGGTTTTGGTCGACCTAAGCTCGTTCCATATTTGGGCGAATATCCAAAAGTTAAGGTGGAAACACCAAAGCTCACAATCCTAAAAAAGAAGGGCAAAAAATGACACAAGCAAAAGCACTCGCGGCGTCATGGGCGCGATCATTCATGGCGGCTTCATTGGCCGTCTACATGTCAGGAAATCAAGACCCGAAGGCAATCGCAATGGCTGGCCTAGCTGCCGTTTTGCCAGTAATCCTTCGCTGGTTAAATCCTAAGGACTCAGCTTTCGGGTTATTGGGGAAGTGACTCGGAGACCGCTGGCGTTGGCGCTATCGCTTCCCTTAGCTTTGGCGCTAACGTCTTGCGGTTATGACGGTTGGACTCGTTATCCTTGCCAAGAATTTCAGAATTGGAACTTAGATGAATGTCAACGACCGCAATGCAAAGCAACGGGCGTCTGCACGGAAGACCTACTTGGAGACGTTACTCGCACACAGCCAACAGCGCCCTAGATACATTCGGCGCTTATCGCCCGAAGACATAAAAGCGCGCCTAATCTTGTTTATTGGCTGCACGCTTTCCATAGTTTTTTTGATTGTGACCGTTGGAATTACCTACGCACTCATATTCGTAACCCAACCCGTAGCTGCACAAGCTCCCAACGACGCGGCTTTTATTGACCTACTCAAAACGCTTGCGATCTTCTTGACGGGGTCACTTGGCGGCGTACTTGCAAGCAATGGTTTGAAGGACAAAAAGCCGTCAGACACGCCGACAAACACGCCTAATTCTTGACCTTGTCAGACTAAACCGTCATTCTTTGCTTGGGAGCAGGCGAACGATCTTCTCCCGTCGGGAGCAAAAATGGAACTTGAACAAATGATTGGCTTCGCAATGATTATCATTCTGGGGTCAGCAACGGTCTTTTATTCGCTTGGCTATAACACAGGCAAAAAAGACGGCTACCTCAAAGGCCGCATTGCTGGAATTCATATTGGCCAGCAGATCGAACGTCAACGCTAATGGCCTTCAATCTTTCAGAATACGAAGAAGTACAAAGCAAAGTTCAACGCTGGATTGAAGCCTATCCGCTGGGCAGAATTGAAACTTCAATCGTTGAATTCAACATGGAAAAGGGCTTCGTTCTTGTTGAAGCTCGCTGCTATCGCGACGACTTGGCAACCCTGCCAGCTTCGATTGACTACGCACTTGAATGGCGTGAGAAGTCGCCCGTATCCCGTTTATGGTGGCTAGAAAATGCCGTCACAAGCGCAATCGGTCGTTGCTTAAATCAAGTTTTGCCAAGCCTCAAAAAAGCCTCGGTTGAAGACATGGGCAAAATTGAACGCTTAACACCTGAGCAGATGAAAGCTGCACCGATAGACGCTTGGTCTATTGCACCTAATATCGGCAGCGCGGTCGAAGCTTTGGCTTCAGAGCTTGGCGGTCAACTAATCGAAGAAGCGCCTCTTTGCGATCATGGCCACATGATTTTAAAGTCTGGGGTTTCGGAAAAGACTGGGCGTGAATATCACGGCTACACCTGCCCAGAGCGCACCAAAGCCAACCAATGCGACGCGGTTTGGTACAAATTAGACGCTAACGGAAAGTGGGTCAGATAATGGGCGAACTAGAGATCATCAAGCTGAACACAGGCGAACGCACGATCTTTCAGACTGACGGAAGCGTCATAAAAGATCAGGTTGCACCGCCGAAGATTGAATGGTGCGATCGTTGCGAGAGCTTCAAAGAAGCTGAGTTTGGTCGTTACGACAAGGTTATGGGTTCAAACGAACTCTTTTATTGCGGGGTTTGCAAATGATACGCGTTGACCTTGACAATGAAATGCAGATCAAAGCAGCTGAAAAAGGGCTGACCCGTGCGATACGCTACATTCCACAATGGGAAGGCGTGACGGTCAAGCGGAACTTTCAGCATGATCGAGAGCGACTCAACTTCCCAGCTTTTGTCATGCAACAAACCGAAGCAATCGGCGGCGAATTCGCGGTCAAAAAATACTTCAAAATTCCAATCGTTGACGACGACGACAAGAATTACAAGAAAGAAGCTGATGCTCAGCTGCAAAATCTGGGGCTAGAGATTAAGTGGACAAAATGGAAAGACGGCAGCTTAATTTTGACCGATCTTGACCGCAAAGAAGACATTGCAATTCTTGTGACGGGTACAGCTCCCACGTATTACTTGTGCGGCTGGATACCGATTGCCGTTGCACGTCGCCCACAACGTCAAAGAGCTGACGGCTCATGGTGGCTCAGTCAAGCCGATCTTCACCCAATGGCCAATCTTCAAAGGAGCAGCCATGCCGTTTAAATACCAATGCAGAGCTGAGAAGACGCTGACTGATCACGTTATCGTCAAGGTAACTGACAACTTGCCCAATTACATGCACGTGGTCGAATGTCAATCTTGCGGGGTCTTGGGAATGGGTCTATTTGAAGAGGAGCGCGTCTACAATGCCTAGTTACGATTACGAGTGCGTGGATTGCAACGCTCAAAAGACAATTTCAACACCTTACAGCGAAGTTTCAGGCGCGCCGTCATGCGACCAATGCTTGCGGGTTATGGCTCGCAAGTGGACGTCAATTCCAATTCATTTTAAAGGCGACGGTTGGGGGAGTTCTAAATGAATGAAAAATTGGTGCTTGACCCTGCTTCTTCAATGCGTTCATTTTATTTTGACAAAAAAGACAAAAGAGTCTTATTTGGAGACATAAGAGCAAACGAAACGCATTTATTGACCAATGGCCAAACAATTCACATTCAGCCAGATCAGGTCATGGATTTCAGAGACATTCCCTACCCTGACAATTCGTTTCAAATGGTTATCTTTGACCCACCTCACCTTTTGAATTTATCTGAAAAATCATGGATTAGGAAAAAATATGGCGTTTTAAATAAGGACACTTGGCAAGATGATCTTAGAGAAGCATTTTCTGAGTGTTTTCGAGTTCTTAAAACAAACGGAACATTGGTTTTCAAATGGAATGAAACCCAGATCAAGGTCGCCGAAGTGCTG